AACAAATTAAAAGATAAAATTACAATCGTTGTACCATGCAAGAATGAAGAAAACTATATTCATCATTTGTTAGAATCACTACGTTTGCAGGGAATTGGAAATACTAGAATTATTATTGCTGATTGTTCCACTGATAATACTAGACAAGTTATAAAAGACCACAGTTCTTTCTTGAATGTTGAGATTATTGAAGGTGGACCCGTTTCTATTGCAAAAAATAATGGAGCAAAACTTGTTGAAACACCATACCTGTTATTCATAGACAGTGATGTGAAATTCTTCTCATACACAGTTATAAAAGATTGTGTTCAAGAAATGGAAAGTAAAGAGTTGGATTTGATTGGTCTCAATATAAAATGCTATGACGGTGATATTAGAGCACAAATTGGATTCATGCTGTTCAACGCAATTAATAATATAATGAAACACAAGGTACCATTTGCTGTAGGTGCGTTTATGTTAACTCGCACCGATAAATTCAGAGAATTTGGTGGGTTTGCTGAAAAATATGAAACAAGTGAAGATTTCTTTTTGTCCAAAAAATATGATGTTAAAAAATTCAAGTTGATGAATCATTATTTTGGTCAAGATAGTAGGAGATTTAAAAAGATGGGTTATACAGGTATGGCTTGGTATCTCATTAAAAATTTTTGGAACCGTAACAACGAAAAACACTGGGATAATATAGATTATTCCAAATACTGGAAATAAAAAGGAAAATAAATGAAAAAACTATTACTAACGCTACTATTCGTTCCCTTAATTGCATTTGCACAAAAAGAAAAGGCCGGTGCCACCTACGATGTTATACTCACAAGAGTTATCGATGGTGATACTGTAGCATTTCAAGCCAATTGGTTACCAGAGCCACTTAAAAAAGAATTGTCAATCAGAGTTTTTGGTGTTGATACTCCAGAAAAAGGACATAGAGCTAAGTGCCCACAAGAAAATGAGAGAGGTCAAGCCGCAACCGCATTTACTAAAGATATGATTAATAAGGCACAAAAGCGACAAGTCATACTCATGGATTGGGACAAATATGGTGGTCGTGTGTTGGGTGATGTATTACTAGACGGCAAAAGTCTCAGGGTTGCATTAATTACAAATGGTTTTGCTAGAGAATACTATGGCGAAGCCAAAACCTCATGGTGTTAATATGAAAAAGATATTGAGATTTACCGCCTCATGGTGCCAACCATGCAAGGCAATGGCAAAGAACTTAGAAAATGCTGATTTAGGCATCGATATTGAAGTTGTAGATATTGACGTTCACACCGATTTAGCTGTAGAATATATGGTTCGCAGTGTGCCTACTTTGATTCTAAAAGACGGTTCTTCAGATAGAAGATTGGTTGGAGTAAAAAGCACACAGGAAATAAAGGATTGGGTCAACGCATGATAAAGAAAAAAGAATATAAACTAACAGACGAAAGAAACAGTTTCAAACCATTCCATTATCCGTGGGCATATGAGGCATGGTTGAAACATGAACAAAGCCATTGGTTGCATACTGAGGTGCCAATGATTGAAGATGTAAAAGATTGGAAGAAAAGATTAACTGATGAAGAAAGACAATTTCTAACGCATATCTTCCGTTTCTTTACTCAAGGTGATATTGACGTTGCAGGTGGTTATGTCAAGAACTATTTGCCATATTTTCCACAACCTGAGGTTCGAATGATGTTATTGGGTTTTGCGGCCCGCGAGGCATTGCACGTTGCCGCATATAGCCATTTGATTGAAACTCTTGGTCTACCTGAAACCACATACAACCAGTTTCTTGAATATCAGGAGATGAGAGATAAGCACGATTATATCTTGGACATTTCAAGTAAGAATGGTGATAAACAATCTACTGCAACACATATTGCTACATTCTCTGCATTTACTGAGGGTATGCAATTGTTCTCGTCATTCATTATGTTGTTGAATTTCCCACGCCATGGTAAAATGAAAGGCATGGGTCAGATTGTTACTTGGTCTATTGTAGATGAAACAATGCACGCCGAGAATATGATGAAGGTATTCAAGACATACATTAATGAGAATCAGGAAATATGGAACGATGAACTCAAAGGTCGAATCTATACTATCGCTGATAAGATGGTTCAACTTGAAGATAAATTCATTGACTTGGCATTTGGTATGACAGAGATGGAAGGTCTAACCAATGAAGATGTTAAGAAGTATATTAGATATATTGCTGACCGCAGATTGATTGGTCTTGGCATGAAAGGTATCTTTAAGGTCAAAAAGAATCCATTACCATGGGTTGAAGAAATGATTAATGCACCAACACATACCAATTTCTTTGAGAACCGTGCAACCGATTATGCTAAAGGTGCATTATCTGGTACATGGGATGATGTATGGGGTAAGGCAGCGTAAGGTAATCATGTGGTGGGTGGCTTGTAATGGCACCCACCTTGCGATATAATACAAAAAATTGGAGAATATTATGCTTATCAATAAAAAACTAACTGAATTGGCCGTTGACGCAGGTTTTGCTTTCTGGGAAGATGAAAAATGGGGACCAGGTCCTGGTAATATTGATTGGTCAAGTGAATATGACCAGCAATTGCAAGGTCTTTACGATAGAATGCTTGAAGTAGTATTGCAAACTATTGATGAATCGATTAAATCATCCACACTCACTACATTCGATGTGAATTATTTGGGTACAGTCAATAAAAAACTCAAAGAAGATATTCTGAAAAAGTTTGGAGTTTAATATGGACTATGATTATGACAAATACTGCCGAATAATTTCGGCACTTGTAAGCAACTCTTACTGGTGTGTGGAAGACCGTGACGATTTAGAAATTGGTGTGAATATATCTCCCGTCGAAAGTGTAAAGGTTATTTTCGATGGCTTTGGTGATAAAGAAACCGAAGATGAAAACGGAGATTATGTATACGAAGAACAAGGCAATAAAGATATGATTTCTTTTGCCGTGTTTTTACATCGCAATACAATTAATGATGAAGAATTTCCAGAGCATGACGTAACACCTTGGGCTTTAATTCACCGACCAAAAGAAGAAATTTGCCTCTATGTTTGGTATGACGTTGAGAACGATGATTATGAAGTTCTATCTTTAGAGGATAGAATTAGTGGTGATGAAGGCACAATGACAGTTGAAGAAATAATGCAAATTATTGACCATCTTGAAAAGAACTATTTCAATGAGAATTATTGATTTGATTCGGCAACTTGAAGATTTATATTGCACATATGATGATGAATATAAACATCATATGGGTGAACCGGAAATCATGATTGATGTTTTCGGTGAGACAGATGAAAAGCATAGGTTTGCATACCGAGGCTTTTCAAACATTATTCATATAGACAAGTCTGCTGACGGTGTATATGATATTATTAGAGCATTTGAAACAAAAGAGGATGAATAATCATGGCTACAGAGAAACCAGAACAAGAAACGAAACAAACCAGGAAGATTATACAAATCAGTACAAGCACAACCAATACTGGTCGTATTGTTGTAACTGCATTATGTAATGACGGAACTATTTGGCACCGAGATGTTGTAAGCCAAGATGATACATGGCGACAAATTAAAGGTATGTAATGGCTATACTACAGTATGGTTCGCACGACTTTGACCCATATGCGGAAGTGAAGTTTGAGCATGAAGATATTGCCATTGGTGGTAAGATGGTTATCGGCTCAATTGTTGTTGATGTGGAAACAATCTTTAGATTGCAGAGTGAAGCTGAGTTTGCACAGTATGTTAAAACAAAATTGGCCACACAATTGGCGGAGTATTTGATTGAGAATAAGTTGCTTGAATTTACTACAGGTGAGGACGCAATCAATCAAACCAAAATGATTCGCGTTCGCGGTTACTTGGCACCAGACTCACAGGTCAAATTGCTCAGAGTGCATAAGAAAACTGGCATTTAATTAGAGTGGGTATTCTATGTTGCAGTGCATCATAAGTTACATAAATACTATTATCATCGCCAAATGGGATGAATTAACAATCGCTTTAAAAGGATACAAAATGACATATCAAGAATTAAACCAAAAATCAAAAGACTTAACAATCGCAATGATTGATGTTAATGCTCAGGCCACCAAATCTACAATTGAGGCAATCAAAGGTTTTGTAGGTCCACAATTTGCTACATATACCTATGGATTAACATACGTAGCGGATGAAATAGCAAGCAATGCAAGAAAAATCGTTGAAAACTTCTCGGGACTTGCTGGTGCAGGAAATAAGAAGTAATACAACATATTTCCAGCCGGCCATAAGGAACGGCTGGATTATCAAATTCTCCGTCTATAAAAACACTGAAATTCTTCTGATGTTTGTTTCGAAGTATACAGGACAAACAATTGTGAGATATTTTCCAGAGGAAGACCTTGCGGTAAAATATATAAATATGATTATATCAAAAGATTCGACTGTCTACCAAGACAATTCAGAACTATAAAAGGATTTT